GGCTGCGGGGGTCGAGGTAGTTCTGGTTGCCCAGGATCTTGTCCGGGCTGAACTGGCCAAAGTCCTCGGTCGCCACCACATCACGGGGGATGAGGCTGGCCGAGCTGACGGTCTGACCAATGTTGTCGCCCATGCCGCCCTGGACCTGGCCGGGCATCAGGGTCCTGGCGACGTCGCGAGAACCACCCTCATTTCCCAGGTTGAAGCCCTGGGGAGCGGCGTTCTTGGGACCCATGTCGAACCGGCTCGTCTTGGGGCCAAACAGGAGAAACAAAATGACAATGACCAGAACCACGATGGCGAGTCCCTTGCGATTCATTTATACTTAGTGTCTACTTTTTTTTCGGCCAAGTCGGGACTTGGGCGGTCAAAGATGTCCCTGGACACAGGCCCGTCTTCGACGTGCCTGGGGAATTTAGTCCAGATAGTCGGTCGGGTCCTCCTCATCCCCGGGCTCGTCCATGAACGCATACTCGGTCTTGACGACCGGCCTGGCCGCCCCGCGGACGCGCACCTGAAGAACGCGCCACACTGGACCGAACGACTTTTTCAGGAACCAAAGACCCGAGAGCTCGAGGAGCGCATCGACTGTCGTACCAGACTTTACGTCCTGGAGCTCGACCGAGTTCTTCTGGGTGTCGAATGCGACAGTCACCACCTGGCCCTTCACGGACGCCAGGCTGGCACCGATCACACCGTCCGTCACGCTCTCCTGGAACGCCGTCTGGATCGTCTCGTCACTGAGCTCCTTACCGAACCACTCCACCTTGGACGCCTTGGCCTGAGTCAGGAGCTCTCCATCAATTGCCGAGAAAATCTCGGAACCCTCTGGAACCTTGAAATTCACCGACTTGGTCGACAGGTCGTCCTGGAGAACGAGACCATTCACCTGACGCTGACCGCCATTAATCTTCAAAAAGTACCGGCCGTCTGGGAGCTTCTGGGGCTTTCCGTACTCCATCTGTACTACTCATACAAAAATATTCTTTAACTTTAGATGTCGACGTCGCCCCCCGCCAAGACGTGTGGAGCCCAATATGTGCTGAAAGATTGTCAGTGTCTTGCGGACCCCTTCGACAGATATTCTACAATCTGCGGATACATCAGCAAGAGGGATGGCCTGTTGTATGGGTGCGACACTGGATGCTGTTCTGACAATTGCGACAATTTGAATACAATTCCGATGGGTCTCGAGAATCGACCGTCCGCTGGCGTGTCTTTGCCTCCTGGATACGGTCTTGACCTTCAGACGACTTCAGATCCGTCGCCGACCACATCAGGAGAGGCGCCTTTCTTCCCTGTCAAGGCTGTGGAGGTGGGAACCACGCCCGCGTCGTACAAGGCGTGGCAAATTCTTCTGATTGCAATTCTACCTCTCATTTTGGTCTTGTTTCTCTCGTGTTTCATCTAGTTAAAGAGGGAGGCCCTGTGTAGAGTACAATGGACACTCCCGTTACTCTCGATGCTCTGATGAAGGAGATGAAGGCCCTCCGCAAGGAGGTCCGCAAGATCCGCACCCACATTGAGGACCCGACCGGCGAGAAGCAGGCGGCCCGTTCCAAGAGCAACGGCTTCAACAAGCCCCTGGACGTCACCCCCGAGCTTCGGGCCTTCCTGGGTCTGGCGGCCGAGGAGAAGATCTGCCGCACCGACGTGACCAAGCGCGTAAATGTGTACGTGACGGAGAAGGGCCTGAAGGAGGGCAAGTTCATCAACCTGGACGCGCCCCTGAAGGCTCTGCTCAAGGTCCCCGAGGGCACCCAGGTGAGCTTCCTGAACCTCCAGAAGTTCCTGGGCCCCCACTACTTGAAGGACCCAAACGCCCCGGAGAAGAAGCCTCGTGCCAAGAAGACCGAGACTTCCCCCGAGGGCGAGGCGGCCCCGGTGGAGGCCCCCAAGGAGAAGAAGCTGCGCCCGAAGGTCGCCAAGCCGACTGCGGCCTAGAAAACTGGTCCTTCTTCGCATGGCTTAAACAACTCAAACCCATGTAGAGTACAATGGAACCCCCGGTGTTGTCCAGGGACAAACTGAACACGCTGGTCGGCACAAAAATCAAAAATATGAAACTGTATCAACGGGCTTTCACTCACAAAAGCGCGTTGAAGCGGTACACGGGCCTCACCGGCTCGTACGAAACTCTCGAATTCATGGGCGACTCGGTTCTCGGCTTTGTCATCACCAAGCACCTCTTTGACCTCCACGAGAAGGAGCAGGAGGGTTTCCTGACCAAGGCGCGTACGAAGATGGTGCGAGGCAAGACCCTGTGCGAAATCTCCAAAGCGCTTGGCCTCGAAACTCTCATCCTCATGGATGAAAAGGGCGAAAGGAACGGCTGGAACACCAACGAGCACATTATGGAGGACGTCTTCGAGGCGCTCGTCGGTGCAATCTACCTGGACCTTGGGATGGTCCACGCCAAGGAGTTTATCATGAAATCATTCACCAAGGTTCAAACATCCCTGATCGACGACAACTTCAAGGATCAGCTCATGCGGTGGTGCCAGGCGCTCAAGTACGAACTGCCTGAATACCGCCTGGTGAGTCAAGTCAACGGCCAGTTCTTCATCACGGTCGTGGTGGACGGAATGGACTGTGGGTCTGGTTTCGCCCTGACGAAGAAGCAGGCCGAGCAGAACGCGGCCGAGATTGTACTTAAGACGGACCCCCGTTTTAAGAACAAGACGATCCCCCGAAATGTCGCACCTCGAAGCGAGAGCCCGTGAGCTCATCAGCGCCATATACGCCGAACAAAGATCTCAGGAATGGTTAGACCTCCGTGAGCAAATGATCACGGCGAGTGATGTCGCGAGCGCCATCGGTGAGAACCGCTACGAAAGTGTCGACTCTTTCATCAAAAAGAAGGTTCTACGGACCAAGTGGGCCGGTAATGCAGCCACGGCTCACGGGACGGCCCTCGAACCTATGGTCCGGGACTTGTACGACCAAAAGACCGGTCGCAAGTCTCATGAGATTGGTCTGGTTCAGCACCGAGAGTATTCTTGGCTAGGCGCTTCACCAGATGGAGTCACAGAGGACGGCCTCCTCATCGAGATCAAGTGCCCGCTGACTCGAAAGATTGAGAAGAAGGTGCCTTCGTACTACTTGCCACAGGTTCAGCTCCAACTGGAGATTACGGACCTCGAGGAGTGCGACTTTGTTCAGTATAGACCGGCCAGCGGAGAGAAGCCAGAGGAGTATGTAGTCGTGCGGGTCAAGCGCGATCGCGAGTGGTTCGCCAAAAACCTACCAGCCATGCGCGTCGCGTGGGACCGCATCGTCAAGGGGCGCGAGTTTGGACTGTGTGAAATCATCGACGATCCCGTCCCGTATGCTCCTAGTCAGGTTAAGGAAGAAATACATTGTGATATTAAAGATGAACCCGCCCTTCATGTGTAAGCACAAGCCTAAGATGCTTACGTGCAAGGAGTGCCAAGTAAACTTTTGTACAAGATGTATTCAACTTGAGGCGCATTCATGCCCAAAGTTGAATGCACGTATCCAAGAGGAGCGTGACAATTTAAAAAAGAAAATGGTCAAGGTGGAGGCTCTGAAGGTCCTGCCGATTTAGGCGGCCCCAGTCCCGAAGGGACTGTGTACTCGGAGTTCTTGGCGGCCCTACTTCAGCTGGCTCACCAAATATGCAATAATTGCCAAAACGATAAGCGTAATCAGCACGTTCCTGAAGTCCTTTGTAATCTTGAAGGTTCCAGTGTTCGGATCGGCGCCCATCCAGCTCCATGGGAGCTCGGGGCGGAACCACGTCACGGTCCCGTCAGAGTACTCGAATTTACGCGTCGGGAACATTCCATGTGGCGCGTAGTTCGGGCTGATGGTCTTGAGGTGAATGTTCCCGGCCACACCCTTCGGCTTGAACTGAAGCTCGTCAGTGTAAACCTCGGGCGTCTCGTCGATGGCGCGCGTGTACGACCCATCGATAAAGACATCCTTGCGGAAGCCATCGTGGTTGATCCCGTAGTCCCCGGTGAACGTCGTGACATTGAACTTGTCAATCTGAAGACGGTCATCAATCATAAGCGTCGACGCCATTCTACTAGACGGCCATATTATTTTTAGAGGTCCCGTAGGACTTTGTTTTCATCTTCACCCTGTGGAGCTCCCACATCTCGTCCAAGTCCACTTCGAGCATATGGGCCAGCTGGAACAGATAACTAAACACGTCGCCCATTTCCATAACCACATCTGTGCCGCGGTCCTTCTTGAGCCCCGTCTTCTTGTAGATTCTGTGCTTCTGCCTGATGCTCGACGCAAGTTCGCCCATCTCCTCGTTCAGGAGCATCCACACGATGCTGACGGGGGCCTTGTCCCATCCTTTCTGTTGGCACATGTGTGCCGTTTCATCACGAAACTGATTCATTTCTTGTGTTTCAAACGACCCGCCTCCTTAAGCGGTAAGGCGCTCCAGGGTCTTCCTGTATTTGAATACGAGGATGATTGCAAAGACGAGCAGGACAAACTCGGCAAAGAGCTTGAAGCTATCGATGCGATTTTCTCGCTCGGTCCTCTTCTCAATCCACGGACCGACAACCAACGTGCTGAAGATTCGAACGACGCGGTCGATTGCGAAGAATATGAGGAATCCAAAGAGGATATCATCGAGGGCCCTCATCGCTACTAAGCGCGAACAAAATTAAAAGATGCCAAACTTGAAGTTGGACGGGATCTTGTTGCCGTACGTGCTGGTGGTGACGGGGATGGGCAACGGCACGGGGTTCTCTGAAATGTCGCGCAGATACACGAGCTGCTGGAGCATCCCGGTCGAAATGGTGGCCGTGGCGCGACGGACCACCTCGGAGTTCATGGCGTTCACCTGGCCTCGAACGTTCGTGTTCGGGTCGTTCACAAGGTCCGTGTAGACGACGCGCATCAGGGACTGGACGTCTCCGTCGTTCTGAGGGGCGAGTTCATATCCCGTCTGTTCACTGATCGCGGAGGCAATGGACTGCTGGATTCCCGCCCGGTTGAATTCGGAAAAGAAGGCGTTGCCCAGGGCCGTCGGTAGGCTCAGGCGGATCGGCTTGAGCTCATATGTCTCCATATTGAGATAGACCCACATAAAAAAACTGGCCGTAAACTTTACAATGAAGGTCCTCAAGCGCAATGGTTCCCCCGAGGAGATGCTCTTCGACAAGGTGACCAAACGAATTTCAAAACTAAATTGCGAACCAGAGTTTGCCCCCTTGAACGTCCAGCCTGACAAGGTGGCCCAGAAGGTCTTTTCGTCCATGTACGACGGGATCTCCACGGCCGAGATTGACAACCTCACTGCCGAGGTTGCCATCGGGATGATCACCGAGGACCCAGATTACGAGACTCTGGCAATGCGCGTGACCGTCTCGAACCTTCAGAAGAATTGCCCAAAGTCTTTCCAGGATTGTGCCGATTACCTTTTTACCAAGGGGGTCGTATCTGATCAATTTTGTATGGAAATTCCTCAAGATGTGGACTCTTGGATCGTCCCCGAGCGCGATTACCTCTTTGGCTACTTTGGAATCAAGACCCTCCAAAAGGGCTACCTGAACCCTGGCGAGACGCCCCAGTATCTCTTCATGCGAGTGGCGATCGGTGTTCACGGGACCGACGCAACCCGAGTCCGGGAGACCTACGACCTCATGTCCCAGAAGTACTTCACGCACGCCACGCCGACTCTCTTCAACGCATCGACTCCACGCCCACAGATGTCGAGCTGCTTCCTAGTAGCCATGAAGGAGGACAGCATCGAGGGCATCTACGACACCCTCAAGGAGTGCGCGCAAATCTCCAAGTGGTCCGGAGGCATCGGCATCCACTGCTCGAACATCCGCGCGAACGGCTCAAAGATCAAGGGGACCAACGGGGTCGCCGACGGTATCGTGCCCATGTTGCGCGTCTTCAACAACACGGCCCGGTACGTCAACCAGGGCGGTGGGAAGCGCAAGGGCTCATTCGCCATCTACCTGGAGCCCTGGCACGCCGACATCATGGAGTTTCTGGAGCTTCGCCTGAACCAGGGTGACGATGAGATGCGTTGCCGAGACCTCTTCACGGCCATGTGGATCCCGGACCTCTTCATGGAGAAGGTGACGGCCGACCAGGACTGGCACCTCATGTGCCCCCACGAGTGCCCGGGCCTCCCGGACGTTTACGGTGAGGCGTTCAACGAGCTCTACAGAATGTATGTGGCGCAGGGGCGCTTCCGGAAGTGCGTCAAGGCTCGGGCCGTCTGGGATGCTATCCTCAAGTCTCAGGTTGAGACCGGGACGCCCTACATGTGCTACAAGGACTCTGTGAACGCCAAGTCGAACCAGAAGAACATTGGCGTCATCAAGTCTTCGAACTTGTGCGTCGCACCCGAAACGAAGATTCTCACACGCGAGGGATACAAGCGCATCGATGAAATCAATGGCGAGTCGATCGAAATCTGGAACGGATGTGAATGGTCAAAGGTTACCGTAAAAAAGACGAGTGAGAGTTCCCACCTTGTTCGGGTCAATCTGAGCGACGGCACTTTTCTCGAGTGTACGGACTACCACAAGTTTCATCTTCAAGTCGGTTACGGAAACAAGACGGAAATCAAGGACGCCCAAAATATAGTCACAGGGGACAAGCTCATCAAGTGGACGCCTCCAGCTCCCATCGAGATCGGTGAAGAGTTCAAGTATTCTTACACTCACGGGTTCTTTTGCGGGGACGGAACGTATCATGCGACCTACAGAGGAGACAAGACCATTCCCGGAATTTCACTCTACGGAGAAAAGAAGAACCTCATCGACCATCTCGATATTCGAACAACGTCCGGAAACGAAGATGCGAGTGGGCGAATCAATGTGATGCTTCCATACGATCTTCCTCGAAAGTTTCTGGTTCCTTCCAACTATTCAGTCAAGAGTCGACTTGAGTGGTTCGCCGGTCTATGTGACGCCGACGGTCACACACAGGGGTGCCCTGGAAATCCGACCCAAAAGAGCATCTCGGTTGCGTCTATCCATCTCAGCTTCCTTCGGGACATTCAGCTCATGCTTCATACACTCGGTGTGAGTTCAAACATCGGGCTTTTGCACGAGGCGGGTGAGAGGGAGCTTCCAGACGGAAAAGGTGGTAAGAAGATGTTCGATGTACAGACGTGCTGGCGGCTTGTCGTGTCTGCATTCGGAGTCGAGAACCTCATCAACGCTGGATTCAATACACACCGCCTAGACCTCAGTGACTTTACACCAGTCACTCGGGATGTTCGGCAGTACGTTCGGGTCGTTTCAATCGAGGACAATGGCCGGGTTGATGCGACGTATTGTTTCAACGAGCCGAAGCGTCACATGGGCATCTTCAACGGTGTCATCACCGGCAACTGTACTGAGATCATGGAGGTTTCTAGCCCGGACGAGACGGCCGTGTGCAACCTGGCTTCTTTGAGCCTGCCCACCTTTGTGAAGGATGGATCCTTCGACTTTCAGGAACTCCATAGGGTCTCGCGAGTCGTCACGCGGAACCTGAACCGCGTCATCGATCGCAACTACTATCCTACGGAGGCGGGGCGCAAGTCGAACATGCGGCACCGCCCCATCGGCATTGGGGTCCAGGGACTTGCGGACGTTTACATGATGCTCGGGCTTGCATTCGACGAGCCCCGTGCGCGAGAGCTCAACCGAGAGATTTTTGAAGTGATCTACTTTGGGGCGCTCGAAGAG